TGTCGCCACCCTTGATGGGCGGCAGGTTCTCGAGGATGCGAACCTCGTTGCGGTTCATCCAGCCGTTCTGCAATGCGCTTGCGTAGAAAGTAGTGCGGGCGGCTGTGTCTGCGCGGAGAAGGCCTTCGACGCTGAACTCGGCGTAATACTTCATCTGCTCAACAGGGGTCAGCAACTGATCCCATATCGCCTGCTCTACTCGCTTGAGCCAGGGACGCAGACCGTACTGGAGAAACCAAAGATTGATGCTCTCGCTTGAGCTGGCCCAGCTTGAGGCCTTGTCAGTTGCGCCGATCATAGAAGGGGGAACCCCAAACCAGCGGCAAATCTCTTCAATGCTGAACACGCGCGACTCGAGCAGCTGCGCGTCATCAGGATTGATACCGACTTCGCCTATCGTCATCCCACCTTCAAGCAGCGGAGACTTGCCGGCGTTCAGCGATCCGGATACATCCTGCATGCTTTTCTTCAGCTCTTCGCGCTGCTCCCTTCGAACAGTCCCTTCCATCTTGAAGTAGGTGGTAGGCATCAGTCCGTTCTTGAACGTGCTGCTTGCTGCATCGTTAGCAGCCAGCGCTGCGCCGATCACTTCTGTGCCGTAGCGGACAACGGACATTCCGAAGCGGCCATGGAGCGTAAAGCCGGGCAGGTGGAAGATGTCGTCTTCCTCAATATCGCGAGGCGTGCCGTCATCGTCTGTGTATCTGAACCGGTATGCGCCAGACTCAAGCCGGCGCCAGGTCAGGCGCTCGCTGATGAGCAGGTCGAGGGCGACGATACGACCACCGCTGCGCCTCTTCTCGGCAAAGCCGTTACCGTGCAGAAGCGCGGCGCCGATGATTGACTCCCAAAACGTCACAGCCATCATGTCGGCGTTCGGCTTTGAGTGGATCAGCCGAGCTATGCTTATGCTGTCCGCTAGCTTGCGGCTGCCGTCTGACTTTAGCTCGTACAGACCGAGCGGTAGTGTGGCGATCGTCTGCGAAACCAGGCGAGTGCAGGCCCACACCGCGGACAAGCTCAACGCCTTTTCAGATGTAACAGTGACGCCGGACTTCGCCTCGCGGCCTTGCCATGTCGCCCACTGGGACATATCGCTAAGACCCAGCCAACCAATGACGGCGGACTTCAAGCGGCCCGGCTTTTTCGCCTTGTCTTTCATACGATAATCGGGCTCCCAATGAAGTCGGACAGGTCGGCTGATTGCTCGCCTGCGATTGCTCTGCTTAATGCGGTGATCGCCCCGACAACACCATCAATCTTGTTTTCGGGTCGTTCTTTGTTCGGGTAGATGTTGTCCTTCGCGTCCGTCTTGGCTATGACGTTGCTGGCCATCCATGTCAGAACGGGGCAGTCGCCATGCGCCAGCACCTTGCGCAGTACCAGGGCTTCGAACTCCTTCATAGGCTCGCTGATGTTCTGCACGGTCTGGCGCACCTCGACCATCAGCATTCCTTCGGCCTGCATCTCTTGTGCAAGCTGCGTGGCCTGCCAGGGGTCATAGGCAACCTCCTGAACATCGAAGCGCCCGGCGAACTCTCGCAAGTCATCCTTGATCACCTCGAACTCGATCACCTCGCCATCGGTCAGCGTCAGCAGGCCAAGCGCATCGAACTCGCGATACCGGCTGGTATTGCTGTCGAGCTCTTCGATTACCCTAGCTTCGGGCAGGTAGTACCTGCCGTGCAGATGCCAAAGCGGGTCGCCTTCCACTGGCGGGAAGAACAGCATATTGCCGGCGATGTCGATCTTGCTGGCCAAGTCCAGGCCGATATAGCAGGGCCTGCCCTCCAGCTCACTGAGGCTCTTGCGCTTCGGGCATTGCTTCCATCGCAGCATGTTGATCCACGCGTTCTTCGCCCCGACCCATTGGTTAAGGTGCTTGGTACGAAACGTGGTCTGCTTGGCTGCGGACTGCATAGCGTCACGCTGACGGGCTTCGAGGAAGTCGCCGCTGATACTGATTCCGTAGTTCGGGTTGGCCTTTATCAGGGACTTAACATCTGTCCAGTCGTCGCCATCGTCGATTGTGTAAAGCATGGCCCACAGGTCGGGGCGCTCGATCGCACCTTCGAGCATGCGCTCGCAATCGCGAATCAACTGATGGCATGGCCCGCCGATGCTGGAGCCAGCCGTGGTAATCACCAGCATGATCGGCTGCTCGCGGGCACCCATGCCGGTTTCCATTGTGTCGAATAGCGTGGAGTCTTGGTGTTCGTGGTACTCGTCAACGATGGAGCATGACGGGCTTGAGCCATCACCAGGCTTGCCGATGACAGGCTCGAACCTCGACCCATCCTCCATGCGGAACATATTGGAGGCGTTCACGTCGACGCCGTAGTGTTCCTGCAGGGCTGGGGTGCGCTCGACCATTAGCTTGGCCGGGCGGAATACTTCCCAGGCCTGCTTCTCTGTCGTGGCGCCTGAGTAGACCTCGGCGCCGAACTCGTTGTCCGCGGCGAACATGTAGACGCCGACACCGCCGCCGATGATCGACTTGCCGTTCTTCCTGGGCACGAACACGGTGATGGTGCGGAACCGGCGGTTGCCGTCCTTCTTCTGCACCCACCCGAAAGGGATGCAGACAGCGAACAACTGCCACGGCTCCAGGGTGATGCGTTCGCGCTTGCTGGCCCATTTGCCCTTGGTGTGCGGCAATAGCTGCAGGAACCGAGCGACCTTCTCGGCCTTGGCCGGGTCAAACTTGTACGGAAATGCCTTGCTGCGGGACTTGCGCACATCCGACATGTGCCGCTTGCAAGCCAGCTTGATCCACTTGCAGGCCACGATCTTGCCGGATATGACCTCGCGCGCGTAGGCCTCCGCCTTCGCCACCAGCGGATAGTCAGGTTTTGCGGCCATTACAAATCAGCGAATGGGTTGCCGCCTGGCTTCTTCGATACAGGTCCAGCCACTTTGGCGCGATCAGATGGAGTCATGCCGAACTTGCCGAGCAGTGTTTCGAGGCGAACCAGCTTGGCCGCAGTGAAGTCGACAGGGGATGACCGGAATTCCTGCAGCAGCAGAACCGTAATCTCCAGCGCGAACCGGTCGGACTCAGTGACCACGTTCTTCGGCGCAGCCTTAACAATCTCTTTCCAGATCGCAACCCGGTCGACATCGAAATACCCGGGCGCACCTTTCAGCGGACCAGCGACTTCCGGATCTTCGCGCTTGCGATTGGGGTTCTTGTCGAACGCACCTCTCGCATCCAGCACGTTAGTCGGAGTTCTTGGCCTGGCCATTTTCGAAACCTGAATTTTGTGGAAGTAAAAAAAGACTTGAGCATGCGGTGTCCGGCCAAAAGGTGTGAACTCTTGACCCTCCCCCTCCCTTTGCGCGTGAATTTTCAGCCAGTTCTTGCACGCTTCGCCTCTGCCTGAGTCTTCTCGGCATGGCACTTGGCACAACTCGCAACGAGGTTGTTCTCGCTGTCATCCCCGCCGAACGCTACAGCCAGCCGGTGGTCAACCTCTGTCGCCGACTCGGGCCTGCCGTTCTGTAGACAGTATTGGCACAGGTAGCCATCACGCTTCAGTATCCGATCCCGTAGCCGACGCCATGGCCTGCCGCTCAAGGCCTTCTCTGCCCGCTTACTGGTCGCCCATGCATCGCCAAGGCGCTTGTGCTTCTCGCAGTATCTGGCGCCTCTGGCGAGCGCCCCACAGCCCGGAGCGCAGCAGGGCTTCATTGGTCGCATGGCCATTGGCAGGCTCGCTTTAAATCAGGTGTGTGATGCTGTCGCTCTTCACTATGTTGTCCCGAGCCCAAAGCGGTCTCAGGTTAGACAGCGACCAGCATGCTTTGAAGTCCTGGCATTCGGGGCTGTCGATAGCGAACGATGCGACCGGTATAACGTGGTCGATGTGCCACTCGCCATAGTTGTCCCATGTCATTCCTTTGAGGAACTGGCGCTCAAGGTGTGCCATCAGGTCGGTAGTGTTATACCCAACCAGTGACTCCCACCTCTTACCACCCTTGGTTGATCCTTTGATGCTGTGTGATATGCCTGAGCTTACTGAGGACCTGAGCCTTTGAGCCCTGCCAGCCTTTGACCATGCCTTGCGGTGGTAGGCTGCGTACTTCTCAGGGTTGGAAAGCCTGTGCAGCTTTTGGCGCTCCCTTGCCTGTTCTGGGTTTTCTGCATGGGATGCTCTTCGATTAGCATTGTAGACCTCACGCATCAACGCGCGTCGCGCTGCGGCGGCCTGCTTATACTTATCGTTCTTCGCCCACATTTCACGACTAAGAGCCTGGCGCTTCTCTTTGTCCCGCTTATGGCGCTTCTTCTCAAGCGCTGCATAGTGTTCGGGTCTGGCCGCCCTATCCTCTCTCTTTCGCCTGGCAGCGCAGGACTTGCACCAAGCTTGTAGTCCGAACAGCCCGGACTTCATAGGCGAAAAGAAAGCGGGCGTTGCCGGATGATTCTCCAGGCACTGAGTACATGTCTTGGTAAGTAGCGTATGATTGGCTTCAGCCATGCCGTGATCCCCTATAGATCAGGTGATGGTCAGAGCCTGGTACTGTTGACGCAGTGCCGGGCTCGCTTGTTTCTGAGCCCTCAGTATACCTTTAATTCACCTAACGCGGGTGCCATCCATGTAAGTCTCTGGTTGCGCGTCAGGGTCTTCGGGCTCTTCATCACCCAGAGCGTTGATCAGTGTCAGCAGGAGTTCGTTGGTCTTGCGCTGCTCTTCGAGCATCTGCATCAGCAGGTCTTCCATGTGCTCTCTCCCATGCTATGCGTGCCCACTTGGCTATCCACTCACGCCGCCTGGCGCATCCATTACAGGGCACTTGGATCGCTCAGGCAGACGCCGCTCACATACTCCTGCAGCCCAGCCCCTTCC